ATTCTCATCAATCCATTTCCATCATCTTCAAGAAAACATTCAACTCCGTTGAAGAAGAATGGTGTTGAACGAAGAACTGAAATTTCATTGTTTGGTCTTGTCTCTGCCAACTGACCGATGATATCATTCAACGACATACCAAAGTCGATGTCGTAGTTTCTTGATTGACCAACGAATGGTTCAAATAGTTTGACTGCAAACAACTCAGTATCGTTACTGACGATTGCTGCCTGTGATCCATCAATCGATGAAACAAGATTACTATAAAAGAGTGTTTTGTTGAATCCATTCAAATTGACAACATTGAAGTTTTGAACTGCTGATGCAACAATTGACTCAATATCACTTTGACTCAAAGATGTTTCGTTGATGTTATATTTGACATTCGTATTGACCTGAACATAAGTGAAATCGGGACTAACAAAAACTGGGTCAATCGACAAGGGACTTCTTGGTTTGATAAAGTTTCGATACGCNGTTCTNCGTGATGGCGGTAACTCATCNGTAGTTTTCAAATCAACNGCAATNATNACTTTACCGAANTGNGGNGGCACNGCCTCTTCTCCACCNTATGCTGACACCGCATTTACTTCTGAGAANTTAGTTTTGAGAAGTGTTTCATAATCATCAGTAGTCACAACNCGTTCTTGTGTGGTGAATGATCTTGGTGCGTTTTGTTTGATTGATGTAATTGACTCAGGAATCGCACCACCACTCGCGGGGGAGTTTGTAGTAACCACAATATTTGATGTTCCACCAATATCACCATCAGAAACAAAATTGCTAAGTCCATTTGGTAGTTCGCCATTACAAGCGCGATATTCAATCACAACAATAGATCGATCCTTTGGACGACGACCAATTACACCATCACCAAATACAATTTCATACGTTTCATTGACGCTTGGTTGAATGAAGAAAACTTGTGACTGTGAGTCAAGTCCAAACAAAGTTTCAGAAGTTTGATAAGATAGTATGTTTTCACCATTATCTTCAATCACAGAAACGATAATACTGTTTGTGTCTACTGTCTTGTTTGTGATTTCATATTTGATGGGATTTTCATAATCAACAACATATGAGTCTTGAGTATAATCACCTTCATAAATTAAAACATTTCTCGCATCAAAAACACCATCAGAACCACCGACATTGATGTTTTCAGCGGTGACAAAAGTAAAGTCTCGATCACCTGTTGAACCGGTGAAGGAAGTACCGCGTGGGATGGTTAGAGTTGATAAATTTGGGTTTGTTACCGTAATGTCCACATCCGCAACAGCAGAACGGAATGAACGTGGCAAATAGTTTAATTCTTTCGCGTGTGAAACGATAGAGTCACGCAACAGCGCACTGTCTAAAAACATTTCATTTGATATCATATTCAAATAAAACGCATTAAGGTTTGTATTGTATGCTAACACGTCAAGTAAGACATTGATGTTGGATGCTTCAAAGTCATAATCTTGAAATGTGTCTTGTGATTTCAAATACTCTTTCAAATTATCTTTGATAGATTCGAAATCAAGTGTTGTGAGGTCTCTACTTGAATTTGTGGCCATTTTTATCTAACTCTGTAAAGTGTAAGTTCAACTTCTTCATTTTCTTCAGATAAAACAATCGAAAAAATGATTCTAATGTTTATTGCATTATTTTCTTCGTTAGGTGTTATTTTTGTATCAATCAACCGAACGCGAGGTTCATAATTACTAATCAAATATTCAATCTGAGTTTTAATATTTGTAATAACTGCTGGTGAGAACGGTTCAAAAAGAAATTGTCTTATGTTACCGCCAAAGTTTGGGTTTCTCAACCTTTCATATTTATTAGTCAAAATCAAATTTCGAAGTGCCATTTTTACAGAATCAACACCTTTACTTCTTGATATTTGTTTTGTAAAGGGGTGCGGCAAAAAAGCGGTGTCAAAGTCGCTGAAAATATTTTCAGGCGAACCCGTCTGTTGAAACTCTTCGTATTTGGTTGCTTTACGTGCGCTCATCTCTTTATTTATACCTTATGCAGTATTTGCTTCGGGTTCTGGTTCTGGAAGAGGTTCATTCAAAAAATCATCTGATTGTTTGTTGATTGCCTCTTCTGCTTTATCAACAGTTTCAAGAAAGGTATCCAACGAATCAGTGACAATTCGTTCGTTCAAAGGATTTTCTAAAATATTTTCAAATTGATCTTGAACCAAATCAATTTCAGCAAGCGCATCATCGATTGGTGCTGTAACTGAATCGATTGTGCCTTGTACTTTTTGTTCAAGAGATTGAATTAAACTTTGTTCCACCTCACCAGCACATCGTTCAATTTTATCTGGAATGGATTGAATAACACTTTGTAATCTTTGAAGGGCGCCTACAAATTCAGCGATCTGTTTCAATAGTTTAATATATGCTCTCAGTCGGGGAAGAATACGTCCAATAACAAGTTTTTTAAGCCAACTGATAATTTGTGTGATTGATGTAGGAAGATCTAATAATGGCAACTCATCTTTTAGAATTTGTAATTGTTCTTTGATGAACTCTTCAATCATCTGTGATAGCTCATCCACAAATTCATCAATCAAAAATAACAATGCACGACAATCAGTGATCTCTTCTAATTGATCTGCCATTTCATTTACACGGTCTGTTGGAAATCCCATTTATATACTCCTATGTTTTATCTGGATCGTAAATGACCCCACCAACTACATTAAAGACTTGATTACCAATGGTAATTGGACCATTATAACCCTTTGATGATTTAATTGTGCCATTGACAGTAAGACTGCCTTCGGGAACTGTAATACCACTTTTGCCTGGAACAATTGTCATACCATTGCGAACATTAATGTTTATATTATCGCCAACACCCATCAACAACCGTTCACCAATTGTTGTAATACAATCATTTGCAACCGAAGTGACATCATCTCTCAAGATAAATGTGGTTCGTGTGTTACCAACTTCGTGGTTTTCATCCTGTTGCACCAAAACGTTTTTGTCTTTCAAAACAATCTCAAAATCATTACCAACAGTTTTCTTCACACGACGACCATTGTATGGTTCGCCATCTTCTGGTGGTCCGTTTGCAACTTCTTCGTAGGAACAAGGCCCATCCTTTGATGATGCGTGCCAGATGTGTAGTCTTTCGTGACCAGGCGTGTCATCAAGTTCAATTGCGTGACCGGACTTTGTTGTGTATGTTACATTATACGGATATTCGGTTTTGTACGCAGACTCTGGTTCGGATGTTTTGGTTAAAACTCTCGCTCTTGTGTATGGTTCTTTTGGTAATGTTTGACCGCCATCCCCTGCCTCACCACGCGCAAGCGCAGCGACATCTGAATAAAACTCTGGTTGATCAGGTTCTTCAAGTTGCAACATCGATGCGACAGAAGGATCACCAGATGATGGTTCAGGCGTTACCGATCTCTTGTGATAAGTTCCAAAGATAATAGGTATGTTTTGTTCAAATCCATCAAGGTAAAACCCAAAAACATAAGTTCCGACCGCAATACCTGTTGGAGAAATGCCAACCGCATCAATCCAATCGGGAGTTTCAAACTCTTCAAGACCAGCGTCTTTTTCTGTGAGTTTTCGCCAGTTCAAACTTGCAGACTGAATACCACTGAGTGGCCACGCCCAAAGAAGGTCTTCATTCTTGACACCACTCTTACCGTTTTTCAATCTTCCCAATTCACCCGTCTGTTCATTAATCACTCGAATGCGAACACGACCTAGATATTCTGGATCATTGAGATCAGACACCCTTGCTACAAACCATTTGAAATTGTCACCCAATTTATAATAAGACATAACTAAACTTCTCTCCTCAAGTTCGGCTTACGCAAATCTAAATTCATATAATGATGAAAACGACCGTCATCACCCTCACGAACAATACTGTGGTTCAGTGTGAAAACTACGTAATTGCCGCTATATACTTTTTGTTCTTTTGCTTCTTCTGTAACACCTGAAATCTCAGGCATATTCACATCAATTACATCCCCAACCATCAAACTGGTATCACCATACACACGTATGTTTAACGCGTATTGATTGAGTTTTTCTCGAAACGGTCCTTTATACGGAATGTTCTCATTATGTTTCATCTCAGGTCGAGTGCCATCTTTCACTGTCATTGCAATTCGACCTGGCGTGCTCGTAACCAAACTATTGAATGCACTACTGTTGAAGTCTACCTGTTGATCGGTTGTTTTGAAGTTTCGATATTCATTTGTATTATTGTATTCATACTTATCATAGTAAGTGCCGTGAAGAATATCAAACTGACGAACCTGATTTGCCATCTTTCCATTTTGAATTTTACTGATAGACGAACCCAATGTCTTCACATTGTAGTATAAGATATTTCTAATATTGATTACTTTTTCTAAATTTGAAGATTGGTTTACGATGTCATAGAAGAATTGAAAATGTTTTGCCTTAGGTTTTCTATCAGTGATCAGTTTTTCAAAAGTTACAAAGTTATATTGTTCGTGATCTTCATAAAAGAAGAATAACGATGATAGGTTATTTTCTGCTGAAACAGATCTCTCTTTAATAAGATCAATCACCTGAAATGGTCTTACATTATTGACCACATAATCGAACTTGCCTTTTGTCGATTCAATTAAAACCTTTTTATTGGAACCTAAATCATCCAAAACTTTTTTAACAGCATCCCCATAACCAAAATCAGTATATCTTTTACTGAAAACGGTATAAGAATTTTTTAAAAAATCTTCAGTAACACAACGAAGAATATAAAATTTCATCATTGAGTTTTCGTTTGGTATTACTTTTTTGATTGACTCAACAAAGAAATTATATTTGACCTTTTTTCGATCCTGAGTTTGAATCGAGAACTGAACAAACTCCTCACCCTTCAATGGGAAGTTATTCATCAACTCAATACCCTCCGCGACATATATGTCAGCAGACAAAGTATAGTTATTCAAAGATTCGTAAATATCAATTTGTTGAATAATGTTGGAGATGTCTTTGGGTTCACTTCCGGCTATATTCGAAAGCATCACATTATCAAGATTGACAAGACCAACGTCATTTGGCGTTGTTGATTCAGTCATATTATTCCAAAAGTTGTTCTAACTGTTCATTCAAGTTTTGTGAGTATGATGCATCGACAAGATAAATTTCGCGACGTTGTTCATTCAATTCTTCTTCATAATCAAAAAATGATACTGGAGAATAATAAGAAAACTCACCTTCTGGTATCACATTCTGTATCAACTGAAAAGAACTCGCATTGACTGTCGCGGTTGCACCTGATTCTTCACCGGTAATGGTATAGTTTGCATTTGCAGAAAAATCGCCTCGAACGTGTTGAATAATAATGTTTGTGTCGTTTGCTGATGCGACCTCTGCAAAACTTAAACTGTCATCACTTCTTTCAATAATTTCATTCTTGATGAATGATCCATTGCTGCTGACCAAGTCAAACGTTTCAATTTTATTTGTTGAAACAATAAATTCTTGTTCAGATCGTTCATAACCACCAATACCAGTTTGATTTAATACTGGTTGCCAATACTTCTTTTCTTGTGCAGGTTTGTTGACATACGCACTTACTGTCAAAATCTCATCACTGTTTTCATAATTATTTTTATAATGAATTGTTTTTCGTTTCGCATTGCGAATTGAACCATACTTCGATTCAATAAAGTTGTTGAAGTTCTCATATGAAAGAGGAGACTGAAAATAAGGGTCAATAATATCATTTGCGTGATAAATCAACCAGTCAAGATCCACATCTCCATAATAATCATATGCAACATTTTCAAACTTCTCATCAGTAGGCATTGTATGTGTGTAAAACGCAGTGATGAAGTTACGAACATTTTCATTTAACGCAACACGTTTGACAATATTTATGGATGGTGAACCATTGTATTCTGTCAGTGGGAATTTTCGAAAGTATCGGTTACGTTCTGACATCTTTATTAATCCTCATTTTCCAGATACATTTCAGCTTCTGAGAACTCAAGACTTAACTGAACTGCAACAGGCTCTCCGTTGACAAAAAACGCTGAAGTACCTGCTGCTGTGTAGTTGATACTAATTGATGAGATGTGCGCTTTTTTATAATCTGCACCATACTCCGCGCCCTTAATGCTTGGTTTTACCAAGAACGGATAACTTAAAAAATTACCTCTTCTTTTGGGTAATGCTTTGTCTCTAACAAGTTCAATCAATTCTTTAAGTGTTTCAGATTCATCTTCACTACGGGGAACCAACTGCCACTCCATATTGTAAGTCCTTAAATCGACACCATTGAAGAATACACTGGGGTGTGGGTTTGCAATTTGACCCTGTTGTCTTCCAACCAAACCACCTAGTGCAGATTCTGTACCTTGTGCCATTCCCTGACCAACATACTTCAGCATTCTTTCACCCATTTCCATTATTTGTTCTACCCTAGCATCTCCAAGTGCAGATCTAACGTTTGCTAAACCACCAGTCATCTCTTCGAGTTCGTTTACGGCTGTCAACGCTAAACCCAAATCTTGAGGGTTA